TAACAATACCAAGGAAGGAACTGAACCCCTGACTGAGTTTACTCAAGCCAGTTAGTTCACCGAATTTAGTAAGTGATTTGCCAAGTCTTTTTGCTGGTGCTTGAACTGAGGCAAGCGCCTTATTGAACTGATTAATTTTCTTTGTAGCATCATCGGCAGCTACATTAAACCTTATACTAAAAGTTCCGTCTTTAGGCGCCATTATGGTATCTCCGATTTATGATCTATTGACCATTTTACGTATTTTAATAACAAGTCTATCGGCATTTCCCATCCACTTCCTGGCCCATATGGCGGCCAACGTAGCCGAGTACCAACAGAGATTATTATTTCTTCCCACTCTTTGGTCGGGCCGATGTAAAATTTCTTAAGTAGTCTCCGGCTTCAGCCATAATAGGTTGAGGAAGCTTTTCGATTGTTAATCTCGGAAGTTTGGTTATTAGTTGAACTAATTCAGCTAATACGTATTCTTCAAAGTTTACATCGACTCCGTCTTTCTTACATTGCTGCGCAGCTTTCAACTTTGCCATCTTTAATTCGGAAAAGTTTTGCGCTCTTAATGTAAATGAACTATATCCATCAATCTCTTCGTCGAGTTCGATAGTTAATTCAGGCGGAACAAAGTCTTCATCAACCTCCGGTAGTTCGTCTACCGGAAGTTCATCGACTACATCTAAGTCTTTAGCTTTTTTAACTTGGGCCATTATTTGCTCTCTCTAACACTTGCGCCTTGTAGGGATAGTTTGATTTCACCAGTTGCGACATTGACCGCAATGGCATCAGTGACCATCATACTTGCACCAATGACCTGCTTACCATTACGTTGCTGAAGAACGACTGGAATACCGGTTGCACCGGCGAAGTCATCAATGCTTAAGCCGTTTGCATCACGTATAGTAAGTTCGATCTTACCATACTGGAATTCAACTCCATTTCCTTGTGCGCCGGTTAAGCCGCTGTAAGGAACAGGAACCCATTGATCAGGTTGCCAAGTAGCATCACTGGCGACGTCGAATGGAACGCTATTATAAAAAAAGTTCGATAAACCCGAACGAGGAATAACTGTCATAATATTTCCTTCCTTATGATGCTGTAAATGTGAAAGCGATGTTGATTGCGTCTAATTGGTTCGGTAGATCAATAGGTAGAATCATATTAATCTTTGTTCCAGTGCCATCTAATACCGCTTGGGCATTAACTCTAAATGTATCGTAGTTCTGAACATAACCTAAGTCTTCAAGCACCTTATAACGTGCAATGAAAAGTGCTAAAGCGCCTTGAGGAGTGATTGTGTTAGAACCAAAGTTGGTTTGATTGCCGTCAGCTACGACCTTCATACGGCTGATGGTAGATGCTACGTTAATCTTGAAATCTTGTATAACATAGGAAAGACCATATAAGCGTTCCGGGAACTGATAGCTGTTGTCCGGAAGACCTTCGCTATCAGTAAGGTAAGTAGTAACCGTTCTTGATAGGACGGGGCGGCCAGAAGCATCTAAGGTATATGTTGAAATACCGTTGTGTAGAACCGTTTCGCGATCTGTAAAGTTAAATGCGTTACTGATCGATGGACCGGCAAAATTCAACGGAATATCAGTTAAAGTTAAATTAGGATCACCTCTTACACTTAATGCGCAAGCTGAACCAAAGGCCGCTGCGATTAATGGAGTAGCATCGGCAGCTTCATTTCCGCCTAAAATAGACGTAAACTTGCTATTAAGTGACGCACCAAGTGATGCCAAATTAGCTGCTGTATCTTGAGCGGCGGTAAAATGGAAACCAAACTTTTGTTGTGAATATCCCCAGCAAGCGGTTAAATAAGTGTCAAATGCTTCTACTGAAGTGTAATCACTATATGGACTGATGAAAGTTGCAACTGGAAGGTTGCTTAAACCAGCTAAAGCCGCTGCAAGTGATGGGCCTGCTGAACCAACTGCGGTCGGAAGTAAGTATACAACGCCGGTAGGATCAACAGTTCTATATCTTGCATACATCAATGTAAGATTGGAGGTAGCACCAAACAATGTAGCCGCAGTAGCATTATCGGTTGCGATATACGGAACATTCAGCGTGGCGGAAGTTGTAATATCAGCTACGATGACTTGATTGTATACAGGACCGGCGGTATTAGCGTCTGACTGAATAGTGTAGAAGTAAAAGGGTGACAAAATATCGGTTGGCACACCTGTATTAATTGTTCCTGACATATATCTGTCTCCTTATAAATGTCTTTTGTATATTTAGTTAGAACTTAAAAAATATACCTTCTAAATTATCGAATGTAGTGCCGGTTTGATAATCAATCTCAGCGATAGGTTCACCGGCTACTTCGAACCCATCCTCTTCATTTATTACGAAATCAAATGACCATATGTATTGATAATACAAGCGCAAATTATCGGAATTTACGTATGATGCGCTAACACCTGAAACACCTGCATGGATCATACGATTTGGATCAAGTCTCCATCCCTTAAGTGCTGCTGTCAGTTCCCAAAATATATCACTTGAGCCAATTTCTGATGCGGCTTGTCCTCTTGGATCAACTGAATTGTCAAGAATGACGATTACATTGAAAGAGTAGGTTACTACCTGCCAACTTGCAGTTTCTGACTCTTCCTCACCAAACTTATAACCGAGACTGGCTACATAAGCTGATGGAAGTGGTAAATTTACTTTGGTCTTAGCGTTAGCGAGTTCGGCTACACCGGCCACGTTGCCATTAAATGATGGACAGTAGGTCTTGAGTTGCTGAATAACTAAATCTTCATACTTTAATGCAGGAGCCAACGTCATTACTTAACCTCTTTTAAATTTACGTTCTGTTCAATCGCCTCGACGACACGTCTTCTTAAATCATCTTCCATATTCTCAAGTGCAACCGTAAGGAACGGTCTTGGATCTTGCTTTCTATTAGTAGCAGCGATAATATCTCCGTCTTTCGTCTTCGTATTACGCTTGCCTTTATCGCCTTTGCTGAACTTCACACCGGGCGGGGCACCACCACCAACTGATCCTTCTTCGAGGAAAAGCGCATAATGTGCGCCATCAGTGACCGTGACGCTTAATCCTCGTCCCGATGCCACGCTAAAGCTTGATGCCAGGTTGCCTGATAGCTCTGCCGGTGCTTGACCTGGTGCCGATGCAATGTGGCTTCCATACTGACGACCAGCCCCTACCGTATCTTCTACTAATCGGGCCGCTGCTCTCGATACTTCTCTACCAGCTTGTCGGAGAACCTTCTTAACTTGCTTGCGTAAGTCCTTATCGTCAACATAGACCGCTTTGATTACGACACTTTCCACTTAAATACCAGCTTTCTTATCTTCATGTGCCTTGCGGCGTTCGGCGGACCAAGGTTTACCTTTAAGAGCTACACTATTTTTCGGTTTAGGTTTGCCTTTTTGGTTCTGATTATGTGCTATTTGTTCCGGAGATGGGCCTTTTAGCCGTTTTGTAGCACTTGATTTTGGATTTTTAGTTCCCAAAACCTTTTCGATTTGTTTAGTGTTTTTCTTACCTTTCCAGAAACCAGGTCTTCCTGTTTGAGCTGCGGATACTCCTGGTTTTGGAGTTCCTTTACCAGCCGGAATTCCTAAAGTATTCCATCCCACTCCCAATATTCTTTTATTATAAAACATCGGAGTTCCATCTAAGAATTTAGAACGTAACACATCGAGGTGCATTTGTAGATTGACTTCGTGTTGAGCCAAGCTCTCTGTATCATAATGAAATCTGATAACACCTTTAGTGAAGTTCTCTAAACCATATTTATTGATATCATTCTTAAGATACTTGCTTGATCCTACATAATCCTGCCATTTTCCGTTTAGGCTCTTCATGCCGATATACATTTGCATCGTTATATTGTTGACAATCATATATGTAAAGCCAATAACCCTTTCCGGCATTACTTCAAACATTAACCATTCGTTGATTACTACTGGATCTATCATACAACACCGGTCCATACGCCTTCACACTCATAGCCCTGAAACTCGCAATAGAGTTTAATAAAGCGTTGTCTTCCGTCCATATCTTCGCGTTGATGTATACGATAACGCTCGCGACGAGTTTTCCCGGTTTCCTGTATTCTCTTATTCCTAAAAATATACCAAAACTCATCAATGTTATCAAACCATCTTACAATGATGGTATGCGTAAGCTTGTTCTGATCAAGTTG